CGCATAGAAGAACGCGCGCGCGAGAGCATACGCGCAACAATATTGCGGAGGCGACGCGATGCGCGCAACAAACGCGCAGGCGAGCGAACGCGCAACGCGCGATGGCGTCGCCGTGGGCGTGCGACGTGGCCGTGGCGCTCCTGCCCCACCCGTCGTGCCCCCGCCGCACGCCACCGCACCGAAGCGCCCCACGAGCACCACGCAGCGCAGCGCAGGCGCACGCAGGCGCAGCGTGGGCGCAGGCGCAGCGACGCGATAGCGTAGCCGTGGCGCGCACTTGCGCGCGCGACGCGTGCGCGTGCGACGCGCCAGCGCGCGTGATCGGCGCACCCCCCAGGGCGTACGCTACATGGTGCATTAGCCCCGTCTTGGTCCCGCCCTGCACTCGCGGAACCGCACCCCCCACACGCAGCCCATACCGCACGCCCACGCACCCGCAGCGCGCAGCGCGTCGCAGCGCGCGCTGCTGGGGCGCTTGCGGGGACGCGGCACCGCACTCGCGCGCTTGCTAACATGGGGTGTGTTGGGTTATCTTGTTAGCATGAAAGAACGTACCCGGTGGACGAGTATGCGTATCAGTGAGGCTGCGAAGGCTGGGGTTAAGTCCCGGGCGGATTTGGCTGGGTTGTCTGTGACGGGGTACATGGAGCGTGAGTATGGAAGCCCGTGGGCTGCTGCCCAGACTGTGCCTGCACTTGGCGTGGACGGTGCGGTTGAGCGGCTCATTGACGGGATGCTTTCATCCCCCATCGGCGTCCCCGAGTCCGGCTTCCGCGGCTCGTCGTTGGCGTCGCTCGTGGCGGCGTCTAGGCCCGAGGGTGCGGCACCTGCTCCGGCTGCGCCTGCGGCTGCGCCTACGCCTCCCGCTCTCGCCGCCTTCAACGACGGGTTCGACACCGCGCTACCTGCCGGGCTTGAGGGGCACGCGCTGACGGCTCCGGTTGCCGCGTCGCCTGCGCTGACGGTACCCGAGAAGGTGTGCGGCTGCGGGGGAAGGAACGGTAACCCTGCGCCGTACCGCACGTCGAGTCGGTTGCACTCGATTACGTGTCCGTTCTATGGGGCTGGGGCGTGACGGGAGCCCCGGGGCGGGGTATGGAGGTTTGAAGTGGGACGACAGGCGGATCAGGTGAACATCACGGTGGCTATCCCGACGCGGGACTGGCTGAAAGAGACGGCTGCCCGGGAGGGCGTGAGTATTGTGGCGCTGCTGGAGTCGTGGCGTGAGGCTGGGGACGGGAAGTGGGGGCAGCGCCCGGGCGGTACGGCACCGAGCGAGGAGGGCAAGTGATGGGAATGGGAACCACGAGCGTTATAGCAAAGGTGACGGAGCACATGGAGCAGGCGCTCCGGGAGGAGTTGTCGGCGGTTGGCGACAAGGTCCGCAGTCAGATGCACGCAGATGTTGACCGCGAGGTCGATGCGGCAGTCGCCCGGGTGGGGCTGGCGATTGCCCGGTACTTCTCCGTGGTGACCGACGAGGACCGCATCGTCGTGATGGTCAAGTTCCACGCCGACAGGGAGCCGCGATGAATCACGCAAACGACGAGTGGAGCATCGAGACGCGCGACTCCAGCCGTGCGATTGTCGTACGCAACGAGGGCTATCAGTTGGCCCGCTACGCCCCGACCATCGCGCAGTTGGAGGCGCTTCGCTTCCCGGAGAGTACCGTACTCGAAGTGCTGGCGCGGATGGACAACGAGTGGAAGGTGGGTTGCGCGCAGCACGAGTTGGACCGCTGCGGCAGTACGCTCGTCCCCGATGACATGAGGGCGGCCATCCAGTCCTTCACCGAGGACTTCAAGAATGCCCCGCTTCGGCGCTTCCCTGACCCCGAATTCATCTACGACGACCACTACCGCATCGTCGGCATCAGGGTGGCGCGATGAGTGCAGTCCGCGCGTGAGTCGCACCTTGTATTTCGACATGGGCAGAGCAACGGCTGCTCCGGGTTGGTCTGAGCCGTACGGATTCATCTGGTGGCCATTGCGAGGAAAGAATGGGGTCTTGGAGACTACGATGCCGGAAAAACCAAAGATGAAGCGCCTCGTCTACGACCTACGCTGGATCAAGGCGACGGGCTCATGGGGGCTGTTCCTCGGGGGCGGGGAGCCCATCTTCGCCTTCCACTGCACGATGGGCGGCAAGGCGCGGGCGCTCAAGCGCGCTCGCCAGCATGCCCGGACGAACGAGCCGAGCCAACTGCGCGTCTACGGCAAGAACGGGCGCATCCAGTTCGAGCACACCTACCCCCGCTCCAGCGACCCGCGCCCGAAGGCTGGGAGCAAGAGGAACCGCGGATGATGCGGACCCACACGACGGTAACGAGCGCGTACTTCAAGCGACTGGAGCACGCGGCGCGGATGCGGTGGGAGACGGCTCCGTGGTGGAAGCGCGCGTGGTGGACGTTCGTGCGCGTGACGGCGGGCTGGGCGGGTAGGCGATTGTGAATGCCCCGGACGTTCACGTCTATCTTGTCGGAGAACACGGCTTGGAGATTGAGTTCATTGACGTTGAGGACGCCCCGGTCTTCTACTTCGATGGGCTGGAGGATATGCAGGTCTGGTGCGCCAAGATGCTTGAGGCGGCGACGCTATCCGCCTACGGCGTAAAGGGCGGAACGGCCTGATGACGTGTGCCCCTGTAGCTCAGTTGGTAGAGCGGCTGTTTCGTAAACAGCGGGTCGGGCGTTCGATTCGTCCCGGGGGCTCTACGCATGAATAAGCCGTGGTTTATCCTAACCAACGATGACCTACCACATGGTCCTTCTAAGGCCGCCATGGACAAGGCAGTTGCCGCAATGGAGAAAGCCACCGCATTAGCCGATATTGCTGAACGCGCAAAGCGGAGTATCTGCCTTCAGAAGATTGCTCGTGAAAGATGCAACCGCGACATCGTACGAGGTAGGGAAAAGCAAATTGGCTAACGACCCCGTCAAGGACCGCGTCAACCAGCTAGCGGCACTGGAGCGCGAACTGGAGCAGCGCAAGATCCGCGAGGCGATTCGGTACTACCGCCCGCATCCGAAGCAGGAGGCGTTCCACGGCGCGCTGGCGCGCGTGCGGGTATTCTCGGCCGGCAACCAGACCGGCAAGACGACGGCAGGCGTAGCCGAGGACGTAGCGTGGTCGCTGGGCTACCGCCCGTGGCTGGCGGCGAACCACCCCGACTACATCGTGAAGAAGGCGGGCGCGACGCAGGCGTGGGAGCCGGTGCGCGTCCCGACCATCGGCATCATCATCGGGCAGACGAACGACACGCTACGGCGCGTCCAGTTGGCGTCTCTCTTGGGCGACCCTGCGAAGGGGACTCCGGGGATGCTGCCGATGGACGAGGTCGCGGAGACGCGGAAGAATCAGGTCGGCATCATTACTTGGATCAAGCTCAAGAACGGGAGCGAGATTCACCTGATGACGTACGAGCAAGACCCGATGGTGTTCGAGGGCTGGAGGGTGAACTGGGTCCACGCGGACGAACCCCCGCCCCGGGGCATCTACATCGCGGTCTGGCGCGGCTTGGCTGCCAAGCTGGGGTCGCTGTGGCTGACGATGACGCCTATCGCTGAACCCTGGGTGTTCGACGAGTTGATGAGCAAGCCCGAGACGGCGGTTATCTACGCGACCACTGCGGACAACGTCGGCTACGGGATGAGCGAGAAGGGCTTGCGCGACTGGGAGAGCGCTCTGAGCGAGGACGAGCGCGAGGCGCGTTTGCTGGGTCGCCCGATTCACTTGCGCGGGCTGGTCTACAAGGAGTTCGACAAGCGCGTCCACGGCGTCAAGCGCGACCGCATCGACACGAGTGGGTCCGACGTGGAGAAGTGGATGCACGTTGACCCGCATCGCCAGAAGCGCCACCGCGCCGTGTGGGTCGCCAAGTACCGCGACGGCAGGTACGTGGTGTGCGGCGAGTTGGACGCGCGGCAGGAGACGAACCTCATCAGCGACTTCGCGGACGACATCCGGGCGTATGAGAAGAACGTGCTCAAGTGGCGTCACGACGACGTGAACCGGCTCATTGATCCATACGCGAAGGAACCCGGCGTGACGGACACGGGCGCGAGCGTGAAGGACGAGTTCCAAGCGCGCGGGATGTACTTCAACGTGGGGTCCAAGGACAGGACGAGCGCGATTCACCTGATGCACGAGTTGCTGCGCCACTTCCCCGAGCGCGGGCTGTATCCGAACCTGTACGTGATGGACGACCTCAACAAGACGATGTTCGAGTTCGAGCACTACATCTTCGATGACGGGCCGCGTGGGCAGGACTTGAGCGGGCAGGTAGCCAAGCCGAAGAAGGTCTACGACGATTCACTGGAGGGCATCCACCGTATCGTACTGGCGACGTACGTTCCCGACGAAGCGGAAGAAGATGACGACTACACCCCGGTCGCGCGAGTGGTCGGTGGACGAAGAGGGTACTGATGGACAATCTCATCGAGACGATGAACCTCAAGGACGAGTGGCTCGAAGAACTCGGCCAACGCATTCACACGGAGACGGACAACGACTTGCAAGACCGTCGCGGCTGGGAAGAGAAGGTCGAGGTCTGGACGAAACTCTGGATGTGCGAGCCGCCATCTGACCGCGTTGGCCCGTGGCCGGACAGCGCGAATCTCTGTGTGCCGATCCTCGCGAGCGCAAGCGAACAGCAGCACGACATCGCCTACTCGTCGTTCTTCGAGGTCGATGACCAGGAGTACGTCGGGTGCAAGCCCGTGGAGGAAGCCGACATCGACGCTGCCGAGCGATGCGGGCGCGTGATGAACTGGCAACTCGGCTCGCAGATGTACGAGTACGAGATCGAGCACGACCGGCTCCTGAGCGCGTGGCCCAACGACGGCGTGGCGTTCAAGAAGTGGTGGTGGGACGACAAGAAGAAGCGCGCGGTCTCGATGTTCGCGAGCGCGGTGGACGTGATCGTCCCGTACAAGACGAAACCGATGCAGTTGGAGAACGCGCGGCGCATCACGCACCGCTACCACCTGTTCCCGAGCGAGATCGATGCGGCGATGCGCGACGGATTCTACCGCGTGCTCAAAGACAAGCTCGACAAGGAGTTGGAAGAAGGCGTTGGTGGCAAGCCGAAGCCGCTGACGCGCGACGGCGTGCAGAGCACGGACATCCTCGACATGAGCAGCGCGGAACTCGGCGTCGAGGACGCGATGGGACTTGCGCCGCAGCAGTCGGGCGAGTTGCCGCACACGATCTTCGAGCGCCACGAAGACTTGCTGCTTGGCGAAGGCAAGGAGATGCGGCTGGTGCCGTGCGTCATCTGGTACGACCTGACGGATGAGACGGTGCTTCGCATCACGTCGCGCGAGTTCAAGCGCAAGGGCGAGACGGTGGTTATCCACCAGTTCGTGGACTACCACTACATCTGGAGTCCGTTCGGTTTCTACTCGCTGGGGCTGGGGCACTTCGAAGGACCGCTGAACGAGATCGCGAACACGATCTTCAACCTGTACGTGGATGCTGGTCGCGTGGCGAACACGCCGTTCCTGTTCTACCAGCCGGGTGCCGGGTTCCGTAAGCGCGAGATCGCGCTGGTCCCGGGCGCGGGTGTGCAGGTCAACGACATCACGCAGGTACGCATGGAGAAGGTTGCGGGGCTGGACGGCACGCTCGCGCAGCTGCTCGGCATCATCGACCGCTACGCAAGCGACCTGAGCCACAACACCGAGGAGATGCGCGGGCGTGTGCAGAAGGGCGTGCGCGAGCCGACTGCGCGCGGGCAGCAGGCGCGTCTGGAGCAGTCGCACTCGGGCTTCGGCGTCAAGGTGCGACGCGCCATCAAGGCGCATCAGCGTGAGATGCAGTTGCTCTTCGACCTCAACTCGCTGTTCCTCGACAAGAAGGTCCAGCACCGGGTACTCGGCAGCAGCACGCAGGTCGCGTTCAACAAGAGCGGGAAGGCGGACTTCCAGAAGCGCATGGACGTGACGGTGATGGCGTCTCCGCTCTACTCGTCGCGCAGCACGATGCGGGCGCAGGCGACGGAAATGCTGGACGTTGCGGTCAGGCTGCCGAATGTGGCGATGCCGAAGGCGGATGGGACCATCGCCAACCCGGACTTGCTCGACTACCTGACGCGCAAGTGGCTCAAGAGCTACGGGTTTGGGGAGGCGGCGCGGTTCATCAAGGAGCCGCCGAAGCCGCCGATGGCCCCGGACGTGGAGGAGCACCACTGGACGGAGGGAGTCTACCCCGTGCCGAGCAAGGACGACGACCACGCGGTCCACATGGTCAGCCACGACCTGTTCATTGCCATGACCCCGGAGTTGGACGAGGAGCAGCGCGTCGAGATCAAGAAGCACCTGCTCGTGCATCAGGAGTACATGATGGCTGCGACGCAGACGCCGCGCCCGCAGCCGTTCGCGAATGCCCCGCAGGGGCCGCAGGGAGCCCCACAGGGCGCTCCGATGCAGGCGGGGATGGATGGCGCACCCGTGCCTGAGTTCGGGCCGGAAACGGGGGCTGTGAGCCCCGAGGGAGGAATGATGTGAGCGAGAGGAAGATGGAGGTCGAGGCGTGGCTTTCGCAGCCGCTGACGCAGGAGTTCCTCGCGTTGGTGATGCGGAGCGCCGCGCAGTCGCGGGAGATGGCGGTAGAGACGCTTGCCCCGGCGGCGAAGGGGGCGTGTGACGCCTACCGCTTCGTCATCAACGAGATCATCGGGGTGGCGATGTTCGCGAGTGACGCGGAGCGGCGTGCGTTCATGGCGGAAGCACCGGAAGTGGTCGAGGACGCCCTTGTGGCGATGAGGAGAAGCGATGGTTGAGGAAGACAAGAGGCGGAAACGCTACCCGAAGTTCGTTAAACCGGCGGGCAGGCGGCTGCTGTGCAAGCGTATCCCGGAGGTGGAGTCGAGCATCCTGCATCTGCCGATTGGCTACGTGAAGAACAGCTTGCTGTTCAAGGTGCTGGAAGCCGGTGACATCTGCATCTGGGATCACGTCATCAGCAAGGGCAGCTACGTCCTTACTGGGGTGCATGGATACGTCATGCTCCCGCTCTACAAGAACCCGGAAATCTACATCATCAACGAAGAAGACGTGCTGGCGGTCGTAAGCCAGTTCGCGGAGGACGAATCCGATGGGGAGTGACGCCAATCTGCTTGCCGGTGAAGGCGCGGGGGCACCGCCGCCCCCGGAGTCCGACTTCGAGGACGACGGGGACTTCCCGTTCGAGGAAACCCTCGCCCAATTCCGCGCCGAGGCGGCGCAGGCGGCTGCCCCAGAGGACGCGGACGACGACCACGACGAAGACACGCTGGAGGAGCGCCATCCCCCGCCCGAGAAGCCCGTCGTAGAGGTCAAGGGCGCGGACGGCGACCTGCCAAAGGGGGTGCGCGAGCGTCTGAACAAGGTCGCAAAGGCCCGGGACGACGCCAAGGAGGAAGCCGCCGAGGCGCGCCGCCTCATGGACGAGGAGCGCCGGACACGCGAGGAACTGGAAGCGCGTATCGCGGACATGGAGGCGCGCATCGCGGACCCGGAGCCGGACTTCGACAGTGACCCCGACAAGTGGCGGGACTGGTCGAAGCGGGACAAGGCCCGGGAGGTCGAGCGCGCCAAGAAGGACCGCGAGAAGGCGGCTGCCAAGCCTGCTGCACCATCTGCGGCAGCGGAAATGGATCCGGACGTAGCCCGAGTCGGAGCCAGCGTCACCGCTGCCCAGCAGCGCTACCGGGACTACGCCCGATTCGTCAATCCGGTTGTCAGGGAGCAAATCAACAAAGACCCCGCCCTGTACGACAGAATCATGCAGAGTGATGACCCCGGGGAAGCCGCCTACCGCTACGGGCGGGAGGTCATCCTCGGGGAGAAGGTGGAAGCCGAACGCGAGGAGCGCGGCGCTGGACGTCTGAGCGGCGCGGGTGGCGGGTATGTCCCGGCCCCGGGCGGCAACAAGCGCGGGCCTGCCACCCGGGAAGAGAAGTACGTGAGCAAGTTCACTTCGTCGTGGGGTATCCCCGGACGTAACGGAGGTCGATGATGAGCACCGAAAACGAGGCAATGGCGGCGGAGACTGCCGCCCCCGAGCCTACCCCTACCCCTGCCCGCCAGAGGCCCGCAGCGCCCGCTACAACGCGTCAGGACGCCCGTTCCGTGCGGGGGCTGCTGGAGTCGGACTTCCCGAAGGGGAAGCATCAGGAGCAGGTGGACAAGCTCCGGGACGAGGCGCTGCGAATCCAAGGCGAGCGGATCAAGGAGGCGAAGGCCACCAAGCCGTGGGACAAGCGCCGGTCGCTCGTGCGGCGGGACATGTTCGCCGTGGGATCCGAGGAGGCGCGGGCGCAACTGACGCAGCGCGGGCTGGAAGTCTGCTGGATCAACGAGAAGGAGGAGTTGGACGACTACCTCGACCAGGGCTACCGGGTGGCCACCAAGACGGACGTGGGCGGGCTGCGGGACAACACGGCGCAGGATTCGCAGGGCGCGGACACGGTGCTGCGGCGCAGGGAGATGATCGCCGTTCTCGGGCCGGTGACGTACCGGCAGGACCGGATGCTCGTGGAGGAGGCGCAGGCGCTCGACCAACTCGGCGCGCAGGACTCCGAGGACAAACTCCTCGGCCTGACCGGAATCACGCAGCGGATGCCGGGGCGCTTCGGGAAGCAGAAGAAGGCGCTCGGCCTCGGGTTGCAGGTGCCGATGCGCGACGACGACGACTGACGCAGCGCGGCGCGGGCGTGGCATTGGCTGCGCTCGCGCCTACCAATTCCGGGCATTTGGCGACTGTGCAATGGGAGGAAACGATGGCCAAGAAACCCGACCCGAAAGTCCTGTGGCTCACTGTCTGCTACCGATGCGGATGCCTCGCCTGCGCCACCGACCGGGCGATGAAAAGCACCCGTCCGGTCAAGTGCAAGTCGTGCAAGACTGCAAGACATTGACGCACCGCGCTATTGGTGGGAATGCACGATTCCTGCGGAGAAGTGCAGACATACTTCTATACGCGCGTACGCACGCGCGCTTGAACTAGCGGTAGCCGTAGCAGGAGGGCGACAACGGAGCCCGGATGCGGAGGCTACCCACGCTTACGAGCGGGGCAGCGCCCCGCGAGAACTACCTCGACATCACGGCCTTCAACAGGTCTGGCCCAAGGGAAGACCTCTCGGCAAGGCAGGTATTGAAGGCTGCCAAGACAACTACCCCGGGTCGTAGAACCGAGAGGGTCGGCATCCACGAGAACGTTGCATGCGCGCGAGGCTTGACACGCGCCGCCATGCGGGCGTATACCCGCACCATCGCTTCGCCCCACGATACGGGGTCGTCCGGGACCCGACCTCCCTTCCACGGTCGCGACAACTAAGAACGCAGTCGCAACCCGCGCCACCCCGGCGCGGCAGGAAAGGAGCCAACATGGCCAATCGAGACAACGCGCTGGGCTTCATCCCCCATCTGGAGGGATCGAGCGCCAAGCCGCGTATCGCGCGCCGCACGCTTGCGGCCACCACCAAATGCTACCCCGGGCAGCCGCTCAAGCTGTCCTCGGGGCTGCTCACGCCCATCACGGGAGCCGACGATGTCTGGGCGGCCGTTTCCATCGGCTACGCCGACTCGGCCTCTACCTCTCCGGTGGACCAGAAAGCCCTCGTCATCGAAAACCTCGATGAAGTCGTCTTCCGCGTCCAGTGTGACGGTGCCGTGGCGGAGTCGCACATCGGCCAGTACATGAAGCCGAGCATCGTCGCCGCGGACACGAGCCTCAAGGTCGCCCGCAACGAAGCTGCGTACAGCACCCTGAGCGCCACGGTCGGCAAAACCGGCACGGACGCGGGTCGCGTGCTCCAGCTTCTCGGCAAGGTCGAGGAGCCCGACAATGCGTGGGGCGCGGACTGTGACGTTCTCGTCGCCTACCGTCGCAACCTGGACGCGGCGTAAGGAGGGATGACGATGAACAGGCAGACTCTTCGCAAGGCTCTGGAGGTTGACCTCCGGCAGTACCTCATGTTCCAGCTCAAGCAGGTTCCCGAGACGTGGACCCAGGTCTTCCGCACGGACAGCACCAACCGCGCGTCGTTCGATGACGTGACCGCGGCTGGCGTCGGCCCGCTTTCGGAGATCGGGGAGCACGGCGGCCTTCCCTACGAGGACGGAGCGGAGGGGTACACCACCACCTACGCGCCGATCAAGTACGGCAAGGGCGTGCGCTTCTCGGAGGAGATGATTCTCCAGGACCAGAACCGCGCTGTGCGCCGTCAGATGGACGGGCTCAAGCGGTCGCTCATCCACACCCGGGAGAGCACCCACTGGAGCATCTTCAACCTCGGGTTCAACTCCTCGTACGCTGGCGGCGACGGGAAGGAACTGTTCGCCACCGACCACCCGCTCATCAAGGGCGGGACTCAGGCGAACGAGCTTTCCACGGCTGCCAACCTGTCTCAGACCTCTCTGGAGCAGGCCATGATTGACCTCATGACCACGCTCACGGACGAGGGGATGCAGGCGATGCTGCGCCCGAAGCGCCTCATCGTGCCGCCCGCCCTCTGGGCGACCGCGGACCGACTCGGCATGAGCGCGCAGGAGCCGGACACGGCCAACAACGCGATCAACCCGGTCAAGGGTGCTGGCTTCTTCTCGCAGGCCCCGCTGATCGTGCCGTACCTCACGAGCACGAAGGCGTGGTACGTCCTGTGTGACGATGCCGAACTCTGGCACATCGACGGCATGAAGCCGAAGTTCGGGTCGGAGAATGACTTCGACACCGACGACTTCCGCTACAAGCTCAAGGCAATGTGGACGAGCGGATGGACGGCCCCGTGGGGCCTGTTCGCGAGCCCCGGCGTCTGACAACCAAGGGGCGGGGGTGGCTCGCGCTGCCTCCGCCCCGCAGACCTCCCGTCGCCGCTTGATGCGGCGCTGTGCCGACAACGACGGGAAAAAGGAAAACGGCAATGCCAAATCCGAGCAGACTTACTTCTGGTATTTCTACCGCGGCGAGTTCCTCGACTCTCGGGATGTACCCGGCCCCGGACCCCACGAAGGTCATCACCTACTTCAACGACTTCTTCGTCTACGCGGCTGGCGACTGGACCATCACTGGTTCCCCGACCGTCGCGCAGATCGCAAACACGGCGGGTGGTGCCATCAGCATCACGGCGGCGAACGCCACCGACAACACCGTCTCCAGCTTCCAGTCGGTCGCGGAGAACTTCCTCATCGCGCCCGGCAAGAAGGCGTGGTTCAAGACCCGGCTTAAACAGGCGACTGCGGTCGAAGGCGACTTCGTCGTCGGCCTCTGCATCATCGACACGAGCCCCATCGCGTCGGCCCCGAGCGACGGCATCTTCTTCCGCAAGGACGACGACGACGCGCTCATCGACATCCAGGTCAACGACGGCTCCGCGGCTGTTTCGAGCACGAGCCTCGCGACGCTGGTGGACGACACCTATGTGACGCTGGGCTGGTACTACGACGGCGTGACCACGGTCAAGGCGTACATCAACGACGTGGAGACCGCGACGCTGACGCTGACGGCGGCGCATCTCGCCAACCTCGATGACGAGCCGCTGGCGGTGACGTTCGCGTTCCAGAACGGCACGACCGCCGCCCATGTCGGGTCGGTGGACTACGTCATGGCGTCCGTGGAGCGTTGACGAGTCATGGCTGACAACGCGACTGTGAAATACGTCTGGCCTCCCGACTGGGATGTCAGCGAACCGTCCGCGTTCGTCGCCAAGGTCACGATCCTGCTCCAGAACCTCTCGGACGGGACGGGTGAATCCCTCGCGCGCAAGATCGCGGCGAGTGGGTTCACCCTTCCCACCGGGGAGCCCGTCACCCGCATCGGCATCCTTGGCGTCGAGTACATCGCCGCCGGGATGAACGTTGAAATCCTGTGGGACCGTACCCCGCGTGAACGCGCGCTGCTCCTGCCTGCTGGGCAGGGGGCGCTGTGTTTTGAGCGCGAGGGCGGGCTTTGGGACAATGGCGGCGAAGGCGGGACTGGTGACTTGCTCGTGACGACGACGGCGCACACGGCGAACGACGCCTACTCCATCAACCTGAGACTGGCGCTGGCGTAGCGCGATGGCGCGGTACGTCCCACGCTACCGCCCCGGGGTCCATCTGGTCGTTGACGTATGGGGTGACACCATGCACAGTGACCAAGTGACCATTGGGCGCTACGGGAAGCAGAAGGGGGTGGTAGTGGCCAAGGACGAATTGCAGGGGCCTACGCAGGCGGACTTGCGGCGTCTGCACCCGCTACCGCCGCCCCGCCCGCGTAGCCCCGGACCTTGGACTGGACCGGATACGGGAGCGGTCGAGGACGACCTGCCGGACCCGATAACGAGCACGTTCTAGCCCGGGGGCACCATGAGCCTGATTGCACCTACAGCCGACGACATCTGCGGGGAGGGCTTCCAGCGCGTTGCCGGTCGTCCCGCGACGCCCCAGGAACTCGCCCGCGCCAACCGCTTCTGGCTCGAAGAAACCTTCGCGGAGGTCTGGGCGCGCGGGACTCAGGAAGACCGCTTCCGCCTCCGGGCGCTAGAGAACACGGCGGTACAGGTGCTCGACGCGGGCATCCGCCGCTACGACTGGCCTTCCGACTTCTACCGCCCCATCAGCGCGGTGCTCCTCAAGGGGGACATCGCCGGTACATTCGTCTCGGAACCCGGGACGAGCGTCACGGCTACGTCCGGGGCGAGTGTGGCGTGGGCGAGCGAGGCGAGCGCGGACCTGCTCGCGAAACTCGCGGAAACGGCGGGTGCCAACACGACGCTGTCCGGGCTGTGGCTTATTGTCACGTCCGGGGACGCGGAGGGTGCGCTGCGCGAGATCGCGAGCGTAACCATCTCGTCGTCCGGTGGGACGACCTACTACCGCTTCAACCTCGACCGGGCGTGGTCTGACGACGAACTGCCCGTGACCGCGGACACGTTCGTCGTGGTGTCACAGGCGGGCGACTTGCTGCCCGAGGACTTGGCGCGGGTGATGGACAACGGCGGGAGCATGGCGGGCACCGGGGTTCCCGGGGTCATGTCTAACTTTGACCGGATGCTGGAACTCGACGTGGCTCCCGACGACGAGGAGACATACGTGCTGGTCATGCGGTACTTCGTGGACTTGATGAAGGTGCAGAAGGACTCGACGGTCATGCAGGAGATCCTGCGTCAGTGGCGCGCTCCGCTGACGCGCGGCATCGCAAAGATCGCAGCGCAGGACTTGGACGACTCGCGGTACGCGACGTTCCGCAAGGAGTGGGAGGACGCGCTGGTGGGCCTGCTAGCGCAGGACTCTGGGTACTGGCCCGATTTTGCAGGACTTAGACCGGGGTGAGGAGAGACACATGAAGAAGATCGCATTCGTACTGACCATCATCGCCACGCTTACGAGCGCGACCGCTTGCGGCGCGGCGTGGCGTGACAGCAACACGAACCAGGGCCGCCCGTCCGACACCATCGACGGCGGCACGGGCGCTGCGCCGCTCAAGCGCATCCAGCTTCGTCGGGACACGAACGCCAACCGCTTGTTGATGACTCCACGAAGCGGCGAGTGCGTGTGGACGACGGATACCGACCGCCTCTACTGCGGCGATGGTACGACCGCAGGTGGGATCAGGGTGGGGCTTTCCGGGGCAGAACTCGATGTGGACACGGCGCTCGACAATCTCTCCGACGTGGATGCTCCAGCGCCAACGAATGCGTACCTGCTCGTCTGGTCTTCTGCTGATAACGAGTGGAGAGCGGGACAGGTCGCTGCTGGTGGAATCGCGGAAGAGGCTGTGACGACGGGGAAGATGAACGACGACGGTGATACTCCGGTTGAGGATTACTGCTGGAAGGTTGCCGCAGATACGACAGCCGTGAAGTACGAGACGTGTGGCGGCAGCGGGTACGACACCATCTACGAAGAGAACAGCGCAGTCACGCAACGAACGGGACTCAAGTTTGCTGGAACCATAGCGACGTGCGCCGACAACGGGGCGTCTACGGTCTGTACGTTCGCAATTCCTGCCGCCTACGTGACTTCGACTATGCTGGACGATGGAGCCGGTAGCGGGATTGATGCGGATTTTCTCCATGGGCTGAGCGCGTCCGGGTTCCTCAGGGCGGATGGTACTACGACGATGACGGGCAGCCTCAACTTCAACAGCCTCTATGCGCTGGGACTTGGGGTAGGAGCGGTAGCCTCGCCAGCGGTTTCCTTCAACTCTGATTCAAACACGGGGATTTATTCCCCCGCGACCGATGCCGTTGCGTTTGCGGCTGGTGGTGTGCAGGCGTTCAAGGCTACGCCGAGCGTTACTTACTTCCCGCTCCTGTCTGACTGCCCGTTTATCTACACAGAGGCCGATGGTGCAATGGGATGCGGAGCAGTCACCTCCGATCTTGCCTATGCCGGGGGCACGATTTCACTACGAAACGATTGCGCCAATGGGCAACGTCTCCAGTTCAACACGGGGACGAATGTGTGGGACTGCGTGGATCTGAGCGGGACATTCACTTACGACCCCGCGAGTCTTGTGGACGGGGCGGGTGAGACGAAGTCGTTTTCCTGTACGGGGGCTGCGCTCGGAGACATCGTGACGGTAGGACCGGCGGTTGACATACAGGACATGGTATTCTCGGCCTACGTCCAAGCTGCCAATACGTGCGAGGTCAGACTCCAGAACGAAAGCACGAATACCGTAGACCTCGCATCCTCGGTATGGGCTTACCGGATCATCGAGTGAACAAAGTAGTCCTCATCGCTGAGCGCCCGGGGCAGGCCGCCACGACGACGTGGGCGTCCTTCGCGGAACTCGCGGAGTACCTCGCGGTACGGCCTCGCCAGCGCCCGGAAACGCCCCCAGAAGGCGACGCAGCGCCCGAGACGGAGGAACGCCCGTGACGCCGGTATGGCTCAACCACGCGCTGTCCCACGACGGGCTCCGGGAGGTGAAGGGACCGCAGCACAACATGACCATCATGTGCTGGGTCACGGAACTCGGGGCGAAGGTGCTCGGGGTGGAGGTGCTGGACGACGAGACGCCGTGGTGCGGCATCTTCGCCGCGCACTGCATCCGGCACAAAATGCCCGCCGAACCACTGCCCCCAATCGCCATCAGGGCGAAGTCGTGGGTAGGCTTCGGCGTGGCGCTCGGCGTCCCGGCGCTGGGGGCAGTGCTGGTGTTTGGGCGGAGCGGGGGTGGTGGGCACGTCGGGTTCTACCTCGGGGAGGACGCGGAGTGCTATCACGTCTTCGGCGGGAACCAGGGTGACAGCGTCTGCCGGACGCGCATCAAGAAAGACCGCTTGCTGGCGACGCGCTGGCCGGCGGGCGTGGCGCTGCCGACGACGGGGCGCGTGTACCTGACTGCCGCTGGTGTGGCGGTATCCAAGAACGAAGCGTAAAGAGGAGGTGGTTCGCATGGCGGGGAAAGGCAAGAAGGGCGCGAAGCCCGGTGGCAAGAAGCCCGGCGGCAAGAAGAGCGGCGGCAGCATGAAGAAAGGTTGGAAGTGCTGACATGATGGAGCCTCAGCACTCGGCCATTCTCGGCTTCGGGGGCATGGTGACGCGTGCCGGCGACGATGGGCTCCGATTCGCGAAGGCGAATTGGCAAATCCTCGCGGTGTGCGCCGCCGTCCTCGTGGCCGGGGGCAGGCTCAGCGAGCAGATGGAGGCGATGCAGAAGACCCTCTCGTCCGACTCCCTTCGCATCACGAACCTCGAAGGTGGCGTCATCCGGCTGGAGACGATGGTGGGGGACATCCGCAAGGACCAGCGGGCGGGGAAGGTGGGGAGGGTTGAGCGATGAGCAACGAGGAACGCGACCCCTTCGAAGTCCGCATGGAGCTGTACGAAAAGCGCGGCAGACGCCTGTTCGCGGCGCTGGCCAGCCTCGCCGCCGCCTTCTTCGCGACCGTGCTCGTCATCGTCGCGGGGTGGTCGCAGATCCAACAGGCGATGCACGAGGTCCGCACGGACGCGCAGGTCGCGGGCATCAAGGCCGAGATCGCGGCGCAGGATGCGGACGCGGTGGCCGAGAAGGTGGAGGCGGTGGAAGATCACACAGAAGCGAACGACAAACGGCTGGACGCCATCGGCGCACCGGCACCACAGGAGAACCCATGAAACGATTCATCCCATTCATCATGCTCGCGCTCGTCGCGGGCTGCGCCGCGGGTCAGCCCTTCGGGCCGACGCTCCGTAGCGGCTGCCAAGCGGAAGAGGTCGCCTACGTCGGCACGAAGCAGGACATCATCGAAGCGGTACTCGCCGCTGACGTGACGCCCGAGCGCAAGGCGGACCTCAAGGCGTGCAACAAGCGCATGACCGCGGCGCAGGACGCCTGCGAAGCCGCGCCGAGCGAGGCGGCTGCGAAGGCGATGCAGGCGGCGCGTAGCGCCTGCGAGACGCTGCTCGAAGGAGGCATCCAGTGAACGACATCCCCGGGAAAATCACCCAGTACACCGAACTCATCCAGGCCATCCTGACGGCAGCCGGTCCCGCCATCGTGTCCATCAAGGACTCGCTGGGTGGGCTGATGGACCAGCTCAAGAGCGACGACCTGCTGGACCCGGCAGCGCACGCTGCGCTCCTCGCGCAACTGGACGCGCTGGACGCGGCTATCGAGAGAGCCTGACGCCAAGACTCGGCGTGGCCGACATGGTCACGCCGAGTTGTCGGGGGATGAGCCATGGCACTACAATTCTACGGCTTCAACGGGTGGGATACTACGACGCTCCAGCGTAAGTGCGTGTATACAACGTCGTTAACGTACCCCGAGATTGCGGCAACGAGCGGGCCACGTTCCGGGCCGTGTCTACGCCAGAATATGCAGGCATCGACGTCGTTCACTTGTTCGACGGCGACGCAGGTAGCAGTTGGGTTCTGGCTCTGGGTCGAGAGTTTCAGTTCTGGAGCGGCTACGCTCGTGTCCTTTACGGACAGCGGAGTGAATCAGGATACGGTGCAGTTGAATACGGACGGAACGATGTCATGGCACCGCAGGAATGCAGGCAGCACCGTGCTGCTCGGGACATCGTCCTCGGGCGTGACTGTTGGTGTATGGTACCACATCGGTCTGACGCTCAAGGTCGATGCGGCAGCGGGAACGTGTTCGATCTTCTTCAACGGGGTTGAGGATTCCAACTTCCCCTTCGCTGGCGTTACGCGCGGCGTAACGGGATCTGACAACATTACCAGTATCAAGTTCGGAGGGTCCAGTGGTAGCGCCGGGGTCGTACGTATTGCGGACTGGTACTACAAGACCGGGACTACGACATTTCAAGGCGTTGCGAAGGTAACGGGCTACCTACCCACTGGGGCTGGTACGTACACGGGCCTGACGGCGAGCGCCGGGAGCAACTACCAATGCGTTGACGACGCGACTCCAGATGACGACACGACTACGGTGTACGGGACTAGTGGGAAGGATACGTATACGCACGGCGCGCTCGACCACGTGCCCAACTCCATCCTCGGGATCAAGGTGGAGTGCATCGCCAAGGACGAGGATGCATCCGGTCACGTTCTCGCTCCGTATATCGCATCAAGCGGGACTGAGGATGCAGGTACGGGGACGGGACTTGGAGTGAGCTACGCGGTAATCGACGACGTATGGGAGACGGACCCAGACACGGGCGTTGCGTGGACGGAAAGCGGATTCAATGCCGCCGAGTTCGGGATGGAGATTACGTGATGTATGGCGAACCCGACCGTAACACGGGCGCTATCAGAGGTTCTGTCCCTAGCGGGCGAACCAGCACACGCGACGCGGGTTATCGCCGAGGTACTGTCTCGCTACGGCGAGCCGACGGTTACACGATCAATAGTCGAAGTCCTTTCGACGTTCACGATTCCTCCGCACGACTCCTACGTCACGCGGGCGATTGCAGAGGTTCTTTCGACTGCTGGTTCCGGATCGGCAGTTACGACCAGAGTACAGGCAGAAGTCCTGACGGTCTTGGAAGACAACGACAGGGAAAGGTTTGAGGACGATCCTATGGCCGATCACGCGAAAATCTGGACTCAGCAATTCATCGATGAGGACGGGGTTCCTTACGGCCTGTGTTACGCGCAGTGCTACGAGGTCACCGGGAGCACGCGCCTCGCGGTGTGGACCGACAGGGACAAGACGGAGCCTACGACTTCCGGAACGGTAGGCGACATCGACGCGGACACGTCTGGGCGACTGACGCTGTACGGGGACGGCGTCTACCGCATCCTCATTCGCGCGGCAGGGGACGACGGGTCGGGCGCTCCCATCGCGACGTTCGAGGGCGTGCAGCTCGTGGACGCGGAGGAGGCGTACGACGGCACGGACTCCACGTTTACGCTGGAGGCGTTCGAGGAAAGTGTGCTTTCGGGGCAGGGGAGGCAGGCTGCGCCTGCAAGCGCGCAGAGCGGAACGACACTGGACCTGTCCCTGTTCGACGTGGCGGGCGGCACGTACATGGTGGCAGGGACCGCATCACTGCTGACGTTCCAATACATAACGACCGAAGACTACGAGAACGGAGCGCGCGTTACGCTGCGCTGCACGACCAACCCATTCAAGTTACTGGCTCGCAGGAGCACGAACTCCAGTGCGACGTACAACCTCGAAATCGGGCGCGACTTCCTTATGACGGTCGGGTCCAGCATCGACCTCGAACTGCGCTCCGGGCTCTGGTACGAGTGCGCGCGCTTCGTCTACGACGCAGCGTACGACAAGGCGGAAGGCACGGGCGTAGCGTCCGCTGCCGACCTCATCGTCCCGGGCGGGTCGATGGTCAAGGTCACGGGCACGACCAACATCACGAACGTCTACTGGGTGCAGACGAGCGTCGCCGCTCCTCCCGGGACGGACTTGGAACTCTACTTTACTGGCATCCTGACGGTGAGCGACGGCGGCGGGAACGTCGCGCTGAACGGCGACCTCACCACGGCGGCAGGGACCGTCCTGGGTCTGCGCTCGCTGGGCGTGGCGGGATGGGTGGAGCGATACCGCAGCCCCTCCGGGGAACTCACAAGCAGTCTCGTTGGAGGCACGCCAAGCGGCAAGGGCGCTCCGGTCGTCTACACGACAGGGACGGACCACACGACGGTCACGCGCATCATCGATCCAGTGCTCGGCAAGCGCATCACCATCGTCAACAACGACACGACGAGCCAGACGGCGGCGGACACGTACACGAGCGCGCGCCGCCAGTTCAGCCACGAGGCGAGCGCAAGCGAGGGGTATCTCAGTCTCCAGTACGGCGACAACTACCAGATGATCGCGGGAGACACGCTGACGCTTGTCTGCCTGCTCAATGGGTCGGGAGTGAAATACTGGAAGGAGGAGGGCCGCACCGAGACTTCCGCCATCTGGCCGATGATTGAACTGACGAGCGCGAGCACGAACATCGGGCTCTGGCGTCCGTACCACACGGTTAACGTGGCTGGCGGGGCTTGCACGATTGACACGATGAACGTGACCGGGCTTGGCGTCGGCAGCAGTCGCGTGTTCTCGATTCGTGGCAAGACGGGGACTTCTGCGTGTGGGTTCAACCATCAAGCAACACCCACCGCGGGCACGGTGATGATTGCTTCGGGAAACAACATCGGAACGGAACACGAGGTCTTGGCTTTCGTCCTCCAGTCCAACTATGCCGGAACGGAGTTCTGGGTGAGCGTCAACTACCAGCAGGGCGGGTGAGATGGCACTCAAGGGCGTACGTATCCCGCTTCTCGGGCAGCCGCCGACTACGGCAGGTGGTGAGAACTCGTTCGAGTTGTTCATGCCGGTCCAGCAGCGGTTGTTCAACGGCTACCTCACGCCGCTGGGGTCGTGGGAATGCCGCCCGGGTTTCGAGCAAGTTGCGGATACGGGGCTGGACTGCCCCATCATCTCCATCATCCCGCACGCCGAGGGCATCGCCATCGCACAGAACGGTGCGGTGTTCCGCGGCACGGGACGTGGGTTCAAGGCGGTACGTCAATTGGACGGTGGCATGGAGGGCCACACGCGCCCAAATTACTGCACCCACGACAGCGCGGTACTCGTCGCGGACAGTGGGCCTCCGCAAGTGATAGAGTCGCATCGCACGCGCAGGCTCGGAACGCAGCGTAAGGTTGTCGGAGCGCCTACCGTCACGTCGCTGGGGAGCGGGGACATCCGCACCGGCACCTACTACTACACGATTACGCTCACAACGGCTGCGGGCGAGGGCCTCCCCGGGACGGAGTCCAGCGTCGCGACGGTGTCGGCAGACGGCGGTAAGTTCCGGGTGGAGTTGCCGTCGCTGGATGATGACCTGCGCCTTGGCGCTACAGCATGGTCGGCGTACCGCCGGTTCGATGGAGACTGGGGCTTGGTCGGGACCGCAAGTCTGGATAAGCCTTACATCGACGATGGGGCCGATGACGTTGGAGCCGCGCCTCCGACGTACGATCTGACGGAGAGTCTGCCGCCTCACTTCCGCTGGATTACGACGGTGGGAGACTACGTGGTTGGTGGCGGTCACGACGGGGTCGAGTGGCGTTGGTGCCGCGAGGGGAACCACGACATCTGGCCCGAGGCGAACTACACGTCATCGGCGCTGGACGACCGGGTGATGATGGGCGTGGGGATCGACAAAGACCTCGTGCTGTTCAAGACCCGTACCATCGAGGTCAACGCTCTTGTTGGCGGGACGACGGTATTCGCCCGTCGCGGGACGATCCAGCGCGGGTGCTGGGCACCGGATAGCGTCGTCATGGTGAACGGGACTACGCCGCACTGGCTAGGCGAGGACGGGAACTTCTACCGGCTAAGAGGGATGACGGCCGAGCCTATCGGGATACTGGAGCGTAGGCGCGTTGCCGCCCTTCGTCGGCCAGATGGGATGCGCGGCGACCTGTTCCCCGAGGAGGGCGTCATCCGGTGGTCGTGCGAGGGGGTGACCTGGGTCTACGACTACCGGAACAATACGTTCCGGGAAGACGCAGCGTGGAACGGCAGGGAGTGGAAGCCGCTTGGGGTTTTCGGTAGCGCGATGCTCTACGGGAAGACATACGTGGGCATGGCGCTCGGGCGTATCGGGCACTGGGACAAGGCGTACAAGACCGACGACAGGAAGCGTATCCGTCTCGTCAGGCGCTTCAACGTGCCGACGACCAAGGACGGGCGCATGGCTCGTGTGAATGCGCTCGGAGTGCGTATGGAGCTTGGCACGGCTGACCTACAAGACACTCGCGTCGGGGACTACACGTGGACGGTGAATCTTTCCGTGGCCCGCGGGGACGAGGTGCTCATCACGGAGAGCGACTCGCAGCAAGGCGGCGTCTACCGGGCGCGCAAGAGCCACACGTCAACCATCCTGAACGGCCCGGGTATCTACGGCACTGAGTGGGGCTTGTTCTGGGAACGCCTACCGCTGGACACGGACCCGGGAGTAACGGTGCGCTGGGGTTTCGACGGCGGAAGCGCCACGGGGTCGCACCGCATCGAACTGACGGACCTCGGAGACGTGGACAGTTACCGCGTCTGGGGACCGCTGGGGTACGGACGGGAAATCTGGATTGAGTTCGAGCGGGGGGCGAGCTTCCCATTCTCGCTGAGCGCGGCGTTCATCGTAGCCAATCCGCAAGGAGACGGCGGCAAGTGACGACACTCGGCACACGCTCGCTCTACGCTGCCCCGCCCGACGAAGTCGCGGCGCTTGGCGAAGACGTTCAGCGGTACTTCGCGCATCTGCACGAGACGGTCTTCGGCGTGGGCGTTGGTGCGCTCGGGAACCTTAACGCGAACCACTTCGCCATCGAGGGGCGCGAGACGCTGACGGCTACGGGGCGGAACCCGCTCCTTACGGCAGACGCCGAAAGCGGGGTTCTGAGCGCCCGGGAAGGCGTGGCGCTGGGTGAGGTCGAGACGGACTCTGACGGGCTGCTGGTGGGCGCTGACGGGGCCGTAGCGGTCGCTTCCACGGCGCTAGCTAGCGGGTACGTGACGCACTCGCTGACGGCGGGGTACGAGGCGCTGGAGCACGTCCCGCTGGACGACACTGCGACGGACGCGGACCACGTCTGGAGTGCGGCGCAGATCACGGCAGCGATTGGCGCGGCGTCTACGGGCGGGACGGTCACGAGCGTGGACGTGGACGGCGCTTCCACGGGACTGACGTTCACGGGCGGGCCGATCACGGTCAGCGGCACCATCACACTTGGCGGGACGCTGGCGCAGGCGAACGGCGGTACCGGAGCGACCAGCGCGGCAGCAGCAGTCACGGCGCTCGGTGGAGCGGCTGCGACCGGGACGGCGGGGACAGGGCTGGTCTACGCGACGGCCCCGACGCTGAGCGCACCGGTACTTGGGAACGCAACGGCCACGTCGCTCAAGGTCGTCAAGGGCGGCAGCGCCCCGGCGATGGCGTCCAGCACGGTCGCGCAGTTCGTCTACAACGCGGGCGGAAGCGACTCGGCGTTCTTGCAGGTGGATAGCGGCGGTGGGGTAGGCGGGCTCAGCGGGCTCATCTTCTCGACCGCCGGGACGCAGCACGGGCTGTTGACGGTTTCCCCGAATCTCCAAGCCGCGGGGTTCTTCTACGGCGCGGGAGCCCCTACGCTCGGCATCACGCTGCTCGGCGGCACGGATGAAATCATCCTCAAGGACACGGCAGGCGACGCGCTATTGACGCTGAGCGGGGGGACGAACAGCGCCGTGTTCGTCGGCGCGGTGTCCGGCAGCAATCTCTCGGGGACAAACACCGGCGACCAAGACCTCTCGTCCTACCTGACGACGGCTGCGGCTGCGCTCGCGTACCAGCCCCTCGCCGCAGACCTGACCTCGTGGGCGGGCGTGACGCGCGCCGCGGGCTTCGACACGTTCGCGGCGACGCCGACGAGCGCGAACCTCGCGGCGTTGGTAACGGAGGGGCGCACGGGCACGGGCGCTTTGGTGTGCGCGACGAGTCCGACGCTGGTCACGCCGAACATCGGCGCGGCGACGGGGACGAGCCTTAGCCTTGGCACGGGGACTTCTGGAGCACCGCTCGAAGTGACCGGAGCGACGGCGGCTGCGGTAACGGACATCCTCGGAGTTTCGCGCACGCTCTTCTCTCGTGTTACGTGGAACTTGACGGGGACACCCGCCGCACAGAACGTTAGCTTTCTTGCCGAACTAGAGGCGGACTCCACGGGAGCAACATCGGGCGTATTCAATACGCTGGTAGTGTTAGCGTCCATCAAGACCGGGAACGCGCAGAACTATACAGGCACGTTGCGTGGGATTAACCTCGCAGCGCGACACAACGGCACAGGCACATTGACGACTGGCATGGGGGCCATCTTCCCCGTTCAGCTTGGCTCGACGGGCACTGTCACGTCGGCGGTGGGCGCACAGGCAACGCTGTCAAACGTCAGCGGCGGCACAATTACGACGGCGAAGGGTTTTGAGGTTGCGCGCCCGACAGGGGGCAGCGGCGCAGCGGGCACATGGGGGAGCACGTTCGGGCTCTACGTCAACGACCAGAACCCGACAGGCTCAACCAATGTCCTGACCAATCCGCCCGTTGGCCTCTACCTCGCGAGTCAGACTGCATCGAACGCCTACGCCATTCAGAGCGCAGGCGGGCAGAGCTACCACGTCGGCAACCTTCGCCTTGGCAGCACGACCGCGCCGACCGTTGCGCTGGACGTGACGGGCGCGGCACTCATCAGCACGACGCTCGGCGTCACGGGCACGACAACGCTCGCGGGCTGCGACGCCACGAGCATCGGCGCGACGACGCCGGGCACGCTTGTTGCCACGTCGTCGAAGGCCAACTCCACGAGCATGCCGGTGGCGGGGTTGTCCTTGTCGAATGGCGCTAACAGCAATGTCGCCCTGCCTGCAACTGGTCACATCTACATCACTGGTCCGACCGCTGCTTTCAATATCACCGGCATCGTCGCCCCAGCCGCGGGTATCGCGGACGGCTACATGCTCTACGTCTATAACTCTACCGCCTACAACCTGACGTGGACACACAACGCGACTTCGACTGCTGCCAACCAGATTTTCAGCACAACGGGCGCAGACGTTGCGGGCACCGGAGCGTCAGCCACGATTCTCGTTTACAGTGCCACGCTTTCACGATGGATCATCTTTTCCCACATCGGCTAAGGAGACGACATTGAAAACACTCGCCACTCTACTCCTATTCTTCGCCACCAACGCGCACGCCGGTCACGTCCTCTACTACTCGGACAGCATCGGATCGGCGCTCAACGGAACGCCGACAATCATGGACCTCCTGCTCGCGCAGCGTCCAGACCTCACGGGATGCAACGACAGCTACCCCGGGCGCGACACCGACGACGGCGTGACGGGCGTACAGACAGCGATGGCCCCCGGATGCGTAGGCCTGGAAACGGATGTGATCGTCGTGCTCGGCATCAACGACCCGCTCAGCGTGGACAGCGACCCGAAGGAAGCAGCGAAGCGGCTGCGGCAGATTGGCGCGAAGATTCGGGCGAAGGGCGCGCGCGAATGGCTTGTCCCTCCGCTCCCGTGCCTATCGAATCGCGGGCTGCCACTCGACTTCCAAGAATACCGCCGACAGATCCGCTACTGGTTGGCGCACATGAACGGCGCGGGCGTGTCGTACAACGTCATCGACGCCGCCGACGAGTTCACAGAGACGCCGTGGGATGTGTGCGCCGCGGACGGCGTGCATCCGGCGGGCGCTGCGGGCCTGCCGTGCAGGCAGAAGGTCGCGGACTACCTCGCGACGGTAATCCCGTGATGGGCTACGCGAAGTTCGCCGCCGCGATGGGCGCGTTCTGCGCGGGGTACGTGGCGCTTATCAACGCGGTGGAAGCCGCACTGAAGTAGGGGAGACGACATGGCAACGAAGAAGCAGCAGCCGATAGACAAGAAGATGGAGCAGCAGGCGCAGATGCCACCCGCCCCGCCGACGACGGACAACGCGACGCGCGAGCAACTCGTCGCGGAGATTCACCGTCTGCGCGCGGTCATCGAAGCGGGGCGCAAGAGCGCGACCGCCATGAGCGCGGCGTTCGACAGGTCGCTCGGGTGACGACGTGAATGTCCGCCCGCTAACCGTTGACGAGATACACCTCGTCTTCCTCCTCGCGAGCGATACGCTAGCCGAGAATCCGCGAATGGGGACAGCGGTATTCAACCCATCCGTGTTCGTTCTTTCGATTGCGCCTTCGATGGCGAACGGAAGCGGCGTCCTATTGGGTGCGTTCGGGCCGCACGGTAGTCTGGTCGGGGCGCTTTTCGCCACCAGTTATCGTGATCCACTGACCGGCGTGACGACGGCTTCGGAACATCTCGTTGCGGTGTTCAAGGAGTTCCGCGGCACGGGGGCAGCGGAAGCGTTGAGTGATGCGTTCGAGGCATGGGCAGAGAGCATCGGGGCAACGTTCCTACAGCAACACGTCTGCCACGGTGGAGACGAGCGTGGAAGTCTACTAGAGGCCAAGGGGTACGTGGTCTGGGACAGGCATTACGCCAAGGTGAAATGAAATGAGCAGCAACATGATTAGCGGTGGCTTCCAGATGGCCGGGAACATCATGGGCGCTAAGGCGCAGACTGGGGCCATCGGGGAAGCCATAGAGACGATTTCGCGAGGGCTGTCCAACGACGAAGAGTTCCGCAAGGAACTCGATAGTTGGACACAGGCGTACCGAGACTCGATGGATGAAGTCCGGATACGTCTTGCCAGCGGACAACCGCGCCACGTCGAAGAGTCGCAGCAGTACAGAGACGCAAGCCAGTTGATGGCACGTTCGCTTGCTGGCAGCGGCAACACGCGCAGCGGAGTAGCGGTTCAGGGCGCTCGCGACTTGGCAGCCGAAGAGGCGTCTCGCGCTTTCGGGCAGGATACGGACTTGTACCGCCTGTTCGGAAACACGGTTAGCAATGGGAACGCGAACATCTCGTCGCTGCTGGGGCTGGAGGACTCGGCTCGTGCAAAGATCGGCGGACTTCAAGTTGATAAGGGCGCGGTCAAAGGCGCGATGTGGCAAGGCATCGGGGACACGCTCGCGACGGTAAACGACAAGGAAGCCGCAGACGTGAAGAAGATGATGACGATGCTGTTCTCGAAGGGGATGGCTGGTGGGAATATGCCGGGAGCGGAGGGGACGCAGGCGACACGCAGCCAACCATTTCCTCAGTCTGGCTACTCGCAGACGGGAGGGGGTGGACTGAGTGGCGCAGGCGTTTCGAGCGGTGAAATCGGCGCGGGCGGCATCGGGGCGCAGCAGCAGGGTGGCGGCGTGTTCGGCGGGCAGGGTGGCGGTGGAGCACAGTGGATGAATATGCTCGGCGGGATGTTCGGCGGGGGCTCTGGCGGCGGCGGCGGCGGGTTTGGAGGCTGATATGGCTGGGAATGCACTTGGCGGTTCACTCTATCTTCCGTTCCAGCAGTCTGCGGTGCTCGACCGTGCGCTTCAAGAACGTCGGCTCGCCATTGCGGAAGAGGAATCTGCGCGTAACGACCGTGCGGTGCAGGTACACAAGCGTGGGCAAGACCTGAGCGCAATGAAGATGGCGTGGGAGCAGTCCCCGCCCGGATCGCGTCAGCGCATGGATATTGCGTCGCGTTTGAACGCCTCGCTCGGACTCCCGGAGAGTACCCCCGGGGTATCGTGGCAGGAGCAGGAGAAGCTGATCGACGGACTTCGCGCTGCCGTGATGAAAGACGACCTTGAGCATCGCAGCGGGAAGATTTCCGACCGCGACGCGCTCATGCGTTCCGCGCAACGCGCGGCGACGTACGCGGGGGCTATCTGGAAGGCTGGCGGGATGTCTGGAGCAGAACGCGAGAGCGCGCTCCGGGACGCGCGTAGCAGTTACGAGGGGCTCCAGCAGGGGCAGGACATCCAGGGCGACATCTACTCGCACGGCGTACAAGCGGGACAGACGGCGGGCGCGCAGATCCGCGTGAACGACGCGCGCCACGACAACAGCGTGGCGCTGGAGAACCTAGAAGCGGGCAACCAGCGCCGGGAGAACCGGCAAAAGGCGAACCTCGGACTCGGCACGGGCGGGTCAGCGCCGAGCTTCTCGTCGTTTGCGAGCGTGTACGGCGACATCATCAGGGCGAAGGAAAAAGCGGGCGAGGGCGCGGGTACGAAGGAGAGAGTCATTAAGCCCGCCGAGGAGGGGTGGCTATGGGACAGTCCCGCCGAAACCATGCCCGAGGTCGTGGACATCCCCGTCTCTGATGCTGACCGCAAGAAGGCCGCCGACGAGACGATGGCGCTGATGGAGCAGTTCACGACACGCTTCGCACCCAAGCGCGGTGGGGAATCGGCAGACGACAAGCGCGCCCGCGGCAGGGCCAAGCGCGCCGCCGAGGAGCGCGTGAAGGCGGGACAGAGCCCGACGCAGGCGGCGGTTGGCGCGGCGACGGACGAGTACGGCCCGGGGCTGGTGTACGGGCTGCCCGCGGCAGGCGAGACGGACCCGAACGCGGCGGCTGCCGCGCTGGACGACTCGTTGGCGCTGTGGACGAAGGCGAACCCGGGGGCGTCCCCCGAGGAAGCGGACGCCATGATGACTGGCATCCTCAAGGACTCGGGATACCTCGACACGCAGGGCAGGCCGGTGCCGACGCACGCGGCTGCGCTCGCGGCTGTGCTCCGCAAGTACGGGCTGGTTGACTGATGGGCCTGAGGGACGCCTTCGCGACGGTAGCGCCAGCCGAGGATGCCCCTGTAGCGCCCGTAAGCGGGCTCAGGGCGGCGTTCGCGGCTACCCCTGTCCCTTCGGCTCAAACCGCTCCCGCAGCGCCTCAGACGGCGTTTGGCGACGCGCGTCCGGCGTACCCCGGGGAAGACGACTTCTTCAAGAAAAACCCCAACGTGGCTGGGATGGCGTCGTTCGATGACGGGCGGGTCGTGCTGAACCCCTACGCGCCTCCCGGGGTGAACAAGGACGCAGTGCTCAAGAACGAGCGGGCGCGGTTGGTCATGCGCGAGACGGGCATCCCGGATTTTGCCTTGACCCCGGAGCAGGAGGCACAGTTCAAAGGTTACAGCGACAATCCCCGGGACATCCGGGAGACGGTGCTCGCGCGGCTCTACTCGGGCGACCCTTCGGCGGGGCAGCCCACCCCCGAGCAGCAGGCCATCCTCGCCAAGATTGCGCCGAGCGTGGACAAGCGTTTCGCGGACAATGGCGTGGACTTCGGGAACCCGATGTACGCCCGCACTGCGCTCGGCACGGTCGCGGGCATCGCCCGGGATGCGTCGGCGTTCGGGGAACGGATGGGCTTGCCCACGGGCGGGCTACGCAAGGCGTTCGCTTCGGCGGCGCAGGGCTTCGAGCCCACGCCCGACCCGAGCTTCGCCGCCAACGTCGTGCGCGGCGGTGCGTCAATGGCGGTCGCCCCCCTCGCCTTCGCATCGGAAGCGGAGCAGGGCGCGCAGACTGCGGAGAAGTACGGCGCGACACCGGGGGAGGCGCTTGCCGTTGGCGCAGGCGTTGGCCTCGTAAACGGCGCGCTGGAGATGCTGCCGCTCATCCGGGCGGGCAGGCGGCTGACGGGGCCGGTAGCGGACGCGGTGAAGGACAGCGTCGTCCGCAAGGTGACGGAGTTCGCGACCCGGGCGGGAACACAGGCGGCTGCCGAGGGCGGGACGGAAGCGCTGCAACAGGTCGTCCAGAATGCGGTCGGGGCGGCGTACGACCCGGAGACGGAGGCGTTCAACGAGGCGACCTTCGACAAGCTGACCGAGGGCGCGGGGATGGGCGCGGCAGTCGGCGCGGTCGTAGGCGGTGGCGTCGGTGGCATCACGCCGCAGGGCGCGCTCGCGCAAGCGCCGACCGAGGCGGGCGTGCAGGCGGGGCCGGTTACGCCCGCGCCAGAGGCGATGGTGCCGGTGCAGCCCGAGGCGGCAGCGCCGCCCGTGGAGGCGGTGCCCGCGCAGCCGCAGCCGGAAGCGCCCGTAGCCGCGCCACAAGCCCCGCAGGCGGCACCGGAGAGCGCGGCGCAGGCCGAGGTAGCCGCGCCGCAAGCGGCGGCTCCAGAGGCGGATACGGGGCGCGCGTCAGTTGCCGATACGCCCAAGCCCGGCGTCTTCTACCACGGGAGCGGGACTCAGGGACTCACTGCCGATGGATTGGATTCAAGCCGAACGAAGGTGGACAACCTCTTCGGAGAGGGGGTGTACCTAACCGACTCTCGCTCTACCGCCGAAGGCTATGCGCGGGCTCGCGGGAAGAGAACGGGGACGCCCGTGGTGTACCGTGCCGAGTTGGGGGACGTGAATCTCCTTGACCTCGATACCGCGGGGGCAGGCGAAGTGCGGGGGATCTTCACCAACTCCGCCTCACTCTTGGACGAACAGTTCGGGGGTGGCGCAATGGACGAGATAGCGCGCGTGGTGCAGCGTCCCGGCGCGACCTTGCAGGATATCTACAGCGCATTGAGCGAAGAGATCAGCACGATCTCGCAAAACGACCAGATCCCAGACTACGAGATGGGGGAGTTCCTCAACGAGACGTTGATCGACCCACTCCGTCGTGCAGGATTCGATGGGTTCACCCATATCGGCGGGAAGCGCACGGGCAACGCTCCCCACAAGGTTGCCATCATCTTCGACCCCCAAGACTTGGGTAACGTCGGCAGGAAACCGACCTTCAAGGCTTTCGGAGAAGCACCGCCGCGAGTCACGCAGGTAGCGCCGGAAGCGCCCGCCGCGGGCGCACCGCCGAGCGAGCCGCCCGCGCCGCCGCCTCCTGCGTTGGTAAGCGCGCCAATCGAAGCGGGCGCGCTGGTACCAAGCGGAGACGGGGGTGCGCCAACCGATCCGCTGCGCTACCCGCGTGGCGAGGAGCCTTTGCCGGGGCGCGGGATGCCGGGACCGCCGCGCAAGCCGTCGTTCCGCGGGTGGGCGACGAGCGCAGACTCACTCTGGTCGGAGTACCAGAAGCCGCTCACGGACTACGTCGAGAAGCTCGGCACCCCCGAAGCCAAGGACGTGTCCGCCCGCCTGCGGAAGGCGGCGGACGGCGCTCGACGCCGTGTCGGGGAACTGGACGCGCCCGTGACGCAGTTCCTCCGCAAGGTATCCGGGCGCGGGAGCGCCAACCGAAAGGCGACGCAGGCGCTCGCAGACCTGACGGACGTGACGTTTGACGCGGACGGCAACCGGCGCGGGGCGACCGACCGCTACCGTTACCACGTCGAGCACCTGTTCCCCGGGGCCATCGACGCGGACCTGACACCGGCGGAACTCCGCATCATCTCCGCCCGCCGGGATTTGACCAGGATCACCGGCAAGATGACCGAGGAGACGCGGGGACCGAACGGCGAGGTCGTGATGATCGAGCTTTCGGACGGGTCCACCGTTCCCTTCTCTGCGCGCGAGAACGGCGACCGCTTGCCCCGCGTATTCGCGGAGGAAGGGCAGCAGGTCATCCACCAAGGGGCGGGGACTGAGGCGTGGCAGCGGCTCATGGAGGACATCGCGCAGCGCAACGGCTGGACCGAGGAGGTCGCGTTCAAGCGCCTGTCCGGACTCACTGAGCGGGTGCGCGAGGGCACGAACGCCGTCGAAGTCGCCCGCGTGATTCCGAAGATGCCAAGCGTCATCTTCCTCAAGCCGACGACCGCGTTCCCGCAGGGGCAGCGCGTCAACATCATGCACACGACGCCGTTCACGGAAGCGCAGGCGATGACCCGGCGCTTCGCCCAGCGCCTCGCCTACATCGAGCAGTTCGGGCAGACGCTCCCGCCGCGCTGGAAGGTTCGTGGGGAGCGGGAGGGCGTACCCGTGGGGCAGCAGATCGCCCCGGACGTGCGGACCCCCGAGTTGCTGGACGAGAACGGGAACCCCGTTGGCCCGCCCAAAGGCGCGGGGCAATCCCTCGGGGAGCAGTTGCGCGAGCGCATCCTGACCGACATCCCGAACGCCAAAGAACGGATCGACATGGCGATGCGCGCCGCCAATGGCATCCCGACCTATGACCCGAAGCGGTATATGCCCATCGGGTCGTGGCAGCACGAGGCGTACAAGACCGCGCAGACCGCAGCCGCCGTGCTGTGGCAGGGCAAGCTTGGAACGGCGTGGGTCGGCAACGCAGTGGAGTCGGTCGGCAAGGTTCCTGCCGGGGCCGGGTGGGGTCGGTGGAGCAAGGGCGTGGGTGACGTGCTGGCGGCGAGCAAGCCGGGGCGCGTGGTCTCCGCTACGCTGCGCCTCGCCAGCGGCATTGATGGTCCCACCGAGTACAAGCAGCGCCTCGTGGCGGCATGGGCCAACCCGAACGTGATCCGTGAGGAACTCATCCGCCGCGCCTCCGCTACCCGCGAGATGACCAACTGGATGAGCAACCCAGGGGACAAGCGGGAGTACGTCCGCCGCCTTGCCCGCGAGACGCTGGGGATGCCCCGCACGTTCGCGGACGAGTTCACCGAGACGGGAGCTGGAGCGGCTGGTCTGCGGATGGTGCAGGACTTGAAGGAGCACCGCGCCACCGTCGCGGACGGTGTACGCATCCGTTACCTGTACAAGTTCTCAGACGCCGAGACGCAGGCGCTCATGGACGGTAACGCCCCCGCGGAACTCTACGACCAAGTCGGGCGCAAGGTGGTGCAGTGGACGCAGAACACCACGAGCCAGCCGGTGGAACTGTCACGGGCGGGGAACTCGCGGATGTTCAACGCGCTGGTCAAGGGCGACCACTACGGGCAATTCACCATCGCCCGTAACATCGACGTGGCCAACGCCGTACGCGAGACGCGAGCGCGGTACGGTACGGCGAGCAAGGAACACCGCGCTGCGCTGGGCATCGCCGCGAGCATGGCCTTCGGGCAGACGCTCTCGGGCGCATCGCGCGGGCTAGGGCTGGCGCTCATCGGCGGCGGGTTGGCGGGCGGTATCGGGTGGCTCAACGAGGCAGCCGAAGACAAGAAGGCTGCGCTCGCGGAGTGGTTCAGCAGCGCCATCTTCGGCCCGGTGGTGGAGTCGGGGTTGCTTGCCGCGACCGAGGACACGGAGGAAGGCGGTAGCAGGCTTGCTCGGGTGCTGTTCCCCGTCAGCATCTATCAGGACGTGAGGGACGCGCTGCTCGGGAAGCGGCAGTACAAGGACATGGATACCGGGGACGCAATCGCGACGTTCCTCGGGAAGAACTTCACGGCGAGCAAGGCGCTCAAGACTGCCGCCGCGTCGGTCGGGCTCATCAAGATGGACCAGGAGATGCGGCAGGCGAAGACGGCGTTCTGGCGCTACTACCGCAAGAACATCGCGGACAGGAACGTGTCCGGCGGGGACATCGACCCGCCCGCCTATCGCGTGCCCATGCGTCGCGCGAGCGAGGCGCTCGTCAACGGGGACACCGCCAAGGCGTTCCGCTACGTTGGCGAGGCGCTGCAACTGGCGGGCGGGGACACGAAGGCGATTTCCGCGTCACTGCGCGGGCGCTCCTTCTGGGGCAAACTGAACGACGTGGACGAGATGAAGGCGCGTGCGGCACTGCCCGCGAAGTACGTCGCGAAACTGGACGCACACGACTACCTGCTCGACATCATCAACCAGTCCGTCACCGGGGCCAAGGTCAGGGACAACCCCGCCAACCGCAGGTTCACCGGGCGGTAGGTCGTTCGTATCGTCCAGCGGCAGTGCCTCCCCCGCGCTGCTGGACGCCAGCCCCTCCGGGTCGCGCGACTCTCCTTCCGCGCCCGGAGGGGCGACAACTACCAGCGGGAGGCAGGGGAAGGACATGGAAGACAACTACACGGGAGATAGCGACCTCCGGTTCGTGAAACGCAAGGACAAGAAGATCCATACCAAGTACGCGCTGGAGATCCGCTACGCGCGCATCCACATCCTGCTGGAGCAGGGCATGGCCCCGGGGCCTATCGCCAACTTCCTCGGGGTGGACCGCCTCGACGTGCTCAAGGTCAAGAAGCACGGCCTCGCCTGCTTCACGCACGTCCCGCAGAACGTCATCACGATGCTGCGCCAAGAGGAGACGGCGAAGGCGGTTATCGCCAAGAGCATGATCCTGGACGCGCTGGCCGACCCCGAGTTTATGAAGGAGAAGCTCCAGAAGGCGAACCTGCTCCAGATCGTCAGCGCCTACGACCACCTCAACAAGAACGACCGGCTGGAGCGCGGGGAAGCCACGTCCATCTACCAGACCCTCAACGACGCCGAGATTGACGAGCGCATCCAACGCCTACGCCGAGAGATTGCGATGGAAGCGGGGCTGCGTCTGGATGGTGCGACGGAAGGGGAGATTGTGGAAGCGGAAGCGGATGACGACGAGGCGGGCTGCGCCATGTCCGAGTAGCGCGCGGGCAGCCTCCCCCACTGCCGCGCTCGCGAGCGCCCGCCGACGCATTCACGCGCGGCGGGCGTTGTCGTATGAGGCGATGTAGGCGAGCAGCGCGGGGGCGTGTACCTGCCAATACTCTTGGACACGAGCATGACAGGAGTTGCAGAGCGTCACGCCTATGCTCGGGTCGGTCAGTAGATGCAGGTCGCCGCTCTTGCGAATCTCACCCCTCGTGACCGCATGATGGACAGTGAGTCGGCGGCTAGTGTCGCACGGCCACCCTAGCCGCGCCCGTGTAGCGACGCACCTCCAGCCGTCCCTCTCCAGTACGTCCAGCCGGAACAGCGCCTCGCGCTGCGCCTCATCGGGCAGCCTGTCGATGCGCCTACGCCACTCCTCCATGAGCGCCTGCTTCTCCTGCGCGTAGACGGTGGCGATGGCTTCGACCGCCTCCACGCGGCTGCTCGCGTCCCCAGTGGCGACGGCTAGGAACAGGGCGCGCTCGAAGGCGATGCGTACCGGCTCGACTAGGTCAAGCGTGACGCGCCGCCACGTCTCGTTCGGCAACGCTTTACCCACGCACCGCCTCCTTCCCGTTGTCGTACAGCACGCGCGTCCCGAACAGCGCCCGCACGAGCGCGAGCGTGTCCTGCTCCCGCGCGAGCGCCGCAGCGCGCCAGCGCGACTCCTCGCGCCCGATGCAGCACTCCTCGCGGATGACGCCAACGGGCGTCGGGCGCAGCGTGACGCGCGCTATCTCGTAGATGCGCGGGGTCATAGATCCGCCGCCCGGAAGCGCGTCAGCTTCCCGTCTTCGCACAGCAGGTGCGGCACGCCGCAGTGCCACGCGCACAGCACCCATCCGCGGCGCGTCTCGCGGGCGCGGCACTGCACCATACGGTGCCCTGCGTAGTACAGATTGCCCTTCCGTTCCAGATACGCCTTCGCGAGTCCCTCGCTGTCCATGACGAGGATTCCGCGCCACAAGCGCACGTCAACGGGCGGCAGCGTGGGCGCGGCGAACGCGAGCTGCGCGGGCGCGGCGTCGCCCACTTCGAGCCCAGCACGCCTCACGCCTCGCACCCCTGCGGCAGCGTCGTCACCGCCGCGGGCGAGTGCGGCCACGCCTTCTTCGCGAAGTACGGCCACAGCGCGCGGTCGCCTCCGCGCAGCAGGTACGCGCGCATCGCGGCGAGCGCCTCCCGGGTCTCGTAGTCGTCGCCCACGATGGCGTCCACGGCGACGTAGGCGTCTGCCTCCGTGGTGGACAGCGTCTCCCCCTTGCGGCGGCGCAGGAACTCCCGGAGCGTGTGCTCGTTCTTGCGGGCGGCGACGTAGACGTTGCTGTGGTCCCGGTCGAAGACGGCGGCGATGGACGCTAGGGTGACGCCCCCGCGCTTGTACGCGCGCAGCCACACGAGGTGGCGCGCGGTGGAGACGCGGGGACCGCCGCGCCCCTTGGCGAAGATGAGCGCGAAGGGGACGCCGTAGACGGCTTCGACTTCGCGGGCGATGCGGCGGCAGACGCGGGCGGCGACTGCCACGTCCTCGGGCGGTACGCGCTCCACGGCGCGGGGCTTGGGGGCGCTCACTTGCTCGCCCCCCGCGTCATCAGGTACAACGCGTTGCCGACTCCCACGAGACAGACCCCCACGGGAATGCGCCAATCGACGCTCCACAGGAATCCGTAGCCGACCGCCACGATAACGAACTGCGACGCTGTCATTTCCCGCCCCCGTGCTTCGCGAGGAGAGCCATCGCGCGCTTCTCAACCGGCGTGTTCTCGCGCTCATACTGGTTGAGCAAGTCGCGCACGAGCGCCACCGCCTCCGCGACCTCGCCCGCCGCGTACTCCTCGCAGGCGGCGCGGGTGTAGAGAGGCTCCTCTTCCCAATTGCCCTTGTACTTCTTCGCTACGCGCGAGAGGTTCCACTTGCTCCGTGCGTCCTTACGTGCCCGGTAGGCGAAGGCATTGGTCTCGTCCAGCGACGGATGCGCGCCGGCTGGCGCTGACTGCTCAGTCCACAGACCATATCTCTGGTCTCGGTTAACTGTCCGTTCGTGCTCGGCGCGGCACTCGGGCGAGTGCGACTTTCCATCCGTAGCCGTGCATTTCTCGCCGCGACAACGCATATCTTCGCGCGCGTCAGCGGGGGCTGTCACGCCACGCCCCCGTGCTTCGCGAGCGCGGCGCGCATCTGCCGCGTCGCGTACCGCATCCCGCCCGCATACCCCGCCGGTCCTTCCCTGAGCAGAGGGGTGTCGTAGATTCGCTGCGCTTCCGCGTCTACCGCGTCCAGCGCCCCCCGCAGCGCCGCGACCTCGCCCGCCGCGTACTCCTCGCAGGCGGCGCGGACCAAGCGCGGCAGAACCACGCAGTGCCCGTTCTCGTCCAAGCACGTTTCGGGGTCTTCCCCCTCCTCGGGCAGGCGTGCCGTCGCCTTGTCGTGCTCGAAGTAGAGACGCCGCGTGTCGTCCGCGATGCTGTCCAGCGTCCGGCGCGGGGCGGTCACGAGGATGCCCCTGCGAGCGCCGTAGCCGCCTCCTGCGCCCTCGCAGCGAGCGACGCGACCTTCGGCGCGCGGCGGCGCTTGCGCGAGCCCAGCGGGCGCGTATGGCGGGCGGCGCTCACGGCTGCAACTCCGTTGCGAGCGCGAACATTGCTTCCGTACCGATGACGAGCGCCTTGAACCCGTCGCCGACTGATGTGTCTCCGAACTCGTACTGCTTGAAGCGGCATTGCTCCGCCCACACTAGGCAGGCAACCTGCCAGCGCCACTCCGTCGCCCATGCTGCGACCCATGCGGCTGGGTCAGGGTTACACAGCGGACACTGCTCTGGTATCCAGCACTCCGTCTCCACGGCAGAATCACAGCATTCCCATTCGGTGCGATAGGTAGTCATTTGCTTGCCGTCCTGTCGTCGGAAGCGAGCGCGACTTCTACGCCGCCGCGCGCTTCCTCCAGTGTCCGCGCCTTGCGGACCTCGCTAACCAACGCACGGAGTTTCGTGATGCGTGCATCCATCGATACAGGCCCACGCGCCTCGGCGCACATGGCGCGAATGCACTCGCTGACGAACTTGCGCGCCTTCGCCTCTTGGGCGTCGGTGTAGTTGAAGTCGCCGTCTTCGTCAGGCTTGCCGAGGTTCACG